GACATATCACAGAAGCAACAAAATCTCTTGCTTGTATATTATTTTCTATCAATTTATGCATCCAAATTCTCTCTTTTAAGGATACATTTCCATCAGTAGACATCATTCTACAACAGATATCTGTAAGTTCTACTCTATAGTTTGTGCTTAACATTTACATCATCCTCCTATTCGCTTGGATATACTTCTAGCATGTTCATTATCTTCAACTATTTCATTATACCATATCATATCATCTAAAGATACATGTCTATCTAGTCTTATTTTAGATGCAATAATAGTAACACGTAATCTATGATCCTTGCTTAACATAGTCTATTGCCCTTGGTAAAATACAGTACTCTTTTAATTGAATCCTTCTAGTTAATGTTTCCATAGTATCATCCCTATAGATAGGAACTTTGCCTTGACAAATTATCTTTCCAGAGTCTAATTCTTCATTCACATAATGTACGGTACAACCAGTAAATTCATCTTTATTATTTAATGCTCTTTCAATTACATTCAATCCCTTATACTTAGGAAGTAAAGATGGATGAATATTGATAATTTTATTTGGAAATGCGTCGATTAACTTAGGGGATATTATTTTCATCCATCCTGCTAATACAATTAATTCTACTCTCCATGCTTTAAAAAGATCAATCATCTCCTCTTCAGAACAACTTTTAATGCGAACATGGGGTATTCCTAACTTCTCTGCCCTCTTTTTAGCACCACATTCTTTCTTATTATGCACCATAATCACTACTTCATCTTGATTACAAGTGCGCACTATATTCTCAAAGTTAGTGCCATTTCCAGAACACATAACTCCTAATTTCATTTCACTTTCCCCAATTTCTTTCTACCAAGTTCATTATGTAATTGTCTTTCTAATTCTACCTCTAATGATATAAGATTTTCCTTTAAATGTTCTTCCCATTCATTATCCTCTATTAAATCGTGCAAATGGGCAATATGTTCTAATGCAAATACTAATTTAGTCTGACTATTCATTTTCATTATTAAGATGCCGATTTGTATTTTGGTTCTTCTTCTACTATACTATGTTTATATTGTTCAGTATCAAAATAAGAAATATAATCCATTATACCCTCACGTTCATCTAAAATTTCATTAATAAGAATAGACATCTCTTTAACATATTCAGGAGTAAATAACCTACGAGGTTGAATCACCATAGGTTTGGATTCTACTGGTTCAGTTGATTTAACATTAGGATCAGCAGGTCCACTCATTCCCTGAGTATCCATTTTAGTATGTTGCAACATAATGAAAAATACGTTTCCTTATTTATTCTTTCTCTCTAAAGTTCTCCAAATAGAATACTTTTTGTTCTACTTCCTCAATATTTTTATACTCTGGATGTACCTGTGCAAAATCATAATTAGTGTCCTCGATTAATTTATTCGTTAATTTACACAATACATCTAGTGTTTCACCCTTAATTGTTTCATAAGGAACACAACCATATATGCGTTCTTTAACATAATCTAATGCAGCAAGATAAGAGTCTACATTCTCATGAAAATTCTTGAAATATTTAACACTATCATCAGGTGAATAAAATTGTGGAACAGGCATCTTTAAACCTCATATTTGGGTGGATTGTTTGCATCGAAACTCATAACTCTTATGTTAGTAGCAATAGTAATTCTAGGGTAATCTGGGGTAGGGGGACATGCTTTAACTTCATGAGATAAGTAAGCAGGAAACATAATAAAATCACCCTCTTTAACATCAGGTGTGTGCTTCCAATCATATCTTCTATCATCAAAACATATTGTCTTATTTGCTTCTAAAGGGTCATTAAAAGTTGTGGCAGTATGTCTTTCAGGATCAAAAGAAAGATAATGAACACATGCAAAATGTAAAGGAGTTTCCCAATCCCCACAATGTGAATGTGCTTCCTGATATTCTCCATCAGTATAATAATTATACCACGATTCTTGCATACCTATAGCAAATTCACCATCAAAAAAAGAATCCCAAACTTGTTGATATTGGTCTCTAATTTCCTCCCCAGTCTTAGTTCTACCAAAGATAAAATTATTAGTATCTTGATTAAATATAGAAGTATTAATCTTATGCGTCATCCATTCATCTGGATGTATATTATTATCCTTAGTTTCTTCTATGAGAGGAAGAATTAATTCTTTCAATTTATCATTATTAGGTACTGCCCCATGATAAATTGTAATTGGAAATAATTCTTTTCTGTGTGGATTTTTCATAATTTGATTCCTCAATTTCATACTTAATTAAAACCTGCTCTATCATCATATTGTGACCAATGTTGTATAATCTTACTTTCACGTTTCTTTATATACTTTAACTCACTCCAATTATTTTCATAACACAATAAAAGAGTATGGATATTCTTATGGGGATTAGTATTCTTTCTACCATTACTCGTACATTCTAATTGACATTTAGGTTTAGGTCTTATACCTGTTTCTATTGTAATATATCTAGAAACTATACCAAATCCTTTCTTTCTTTCAAATATAGGTGCTTTAAAATATATCCATCCCTCATCACTAATTGGACCCATCCAAGTTTCCCTTTCCCATATAACATAGTCATCAACTTCCGGCACATAAAGTTCACCCATAAAGCAAAGTCTCCAATGGATTAAGATGTCTAACCATAGCGGAATATGGTGTAGTTCTATCTATCTCTACTGGAGAACCTTGCTGGGTGGATGTAACAGGCGAATAGTACTTTCCTTTTGTGAAGTTGTAGAATCCCCAAATTGTCCTACTACTCCTACCAATAAGACTGTAATTGCTATTACGGCATAACCATATAGCATGTACGTTCCTTTTGAAAGTGGTTGTTTCATAATAATATTCACTGGGGGGTTTATGAATGAATGATATAGGAAGTTCCATCAAAGTTAATCATAATATTGATCTCTGAGGTAGATTAAAATTTTTTCTCTCCACTCCATAAGTTCATTATAACATTTCTGATTGTGAGCGCAAGCACGAAGTTCATGATCAGGTTTGTTAACACTTTCAATAAAAAGATTGAGTGCTGCACGTTCTTTCTCAGTCATAGGAAAAAATTATTTGAATATTAAAGAATTTAGTACCAATTCAGTTTTCTACTTCTTTTCGAGTTCAATACTTTTTTGCATTAAATCTATTACTGTTTTTAAATTGTTTATCTCTTTGTTTTTCTGGTCTACCTTCTCTTCTAAATGCTTCACATGTCTCTGAAGAGAGGGGACCAAACTGGTTTCGTTGGTCATGACTCTAAGTTAAGAATGAGGTGACAATCTTGGGTTCTACGTTGCCATCCACTGTATATTTAGCGGATTTAGCTATGTTACTCCTTAATGTACTATAATATTCTGGAAAAGAATCGCCATCATGTTCAACTATTAAGTCGAAACATTCTTCATCATCAGATGCTATAACATTCCATATCCCTCCATATTCTGATTGAGGAAAAGGAACAAAATGATCCACAATGTATAGGTCCATAATTTAGATAGAGTACCCTTCAAGTATAGTACAGATAAGATAATTTGTCAAAAGGGGGAACAGGATAATTTTTTTTCAAGATTGAATAATTATTTGACTGCCTCTAATCCTCTCAGTGCTTCCATCCTTAAGAAGACTCCATCCATACTGTATTGTAATTGATAATTCTCTGTTGTTACATAATAACCAACAATATCCTGTCCATCATCTCTCCAACCATAACCCTTTACCCTCTCTTCAACACCATCTATCCTCATTCGCTTTGTTCCATATAAGTAAGAGTGATATCTGTCATCGAGATTAATCATTGGTTTTTAAGAAGTATGAGGATATTCTAACATTATCTATAAGAATTATACCTATCCTTAATATTGTCTTTATGGTTACGTAATACTTGTTAATCTAAAGCATCTAATTCACAGTGCTTTTGTCTTTTTGGTCTTACTTCTTCTACTTCTTTCTTAATCTTTTCTTCCCATTCTTCATCCTCTTTAATTGCTTTAACCATTTCTTCATACTTCATTTGATAACCTCCCAGTTCCTATCAAACTCTTTTCTGATTTCGAATGAATATCTATTTGTAATAGACGATAGCACATAAGTTTGTTCTTTTTCCTCTACTATCCTACAAGAATGGAATTTATCCATCAATCCATCAAATCTCTCATATGCCTGTGTACTTCTGGGTTGAACACAGATGAATTGTTTTTTCATAATAAGGTTTTAAAGTAACGGCGGAGTACTCCTTGATTAAAACAGACAAAGCTAGTTAGGCTTTTGAAGAGTTTCAGGATAATTTTATGTTAAGAGTGGATAATTCTCCATAGAGAACTTCCTCCATCCTAACTGCTTCATCCTCACACTGAGGTGTTCCCTTAACATGCTGATACACATGCCAAAGTTCGTGTAAAAGAGTTTTAGAATAATTTTCTCCAGTTAATTGAGAATCTATCTCAAGTAAGAAAGACCTAGGACGTGAGGTGCTACCTTCTACCATGCACCAACCAGTCACACCCTCATCTTTTAGACTCTTATGTACAACAGAAATGTCTAAATGATGTCTAGGTAGATACTTGCCCTTAAACCACCCCAGAACCCTCTCACAAGTCCTTCTGTGCCTCTCTCCTGTGATGTATGTGAGAAGCATTAGAAATACTTTAACTCAAGCGTACTCAATGCTGCAAAGGCAAGGCGAACTCCCCAATGCATAGCCCAGACAAATGAAACAATGAAGAGCAATTTCTCCTTGCCAGTCATGTCTTTACTCATTTTTCAATTTCAATACCCTTATACTATAAACCCCACAAGGTCATTGTGGGGAAATAGTGTGACACTTCTTAATGTGTTCTAAAGACCTGCTGCGTCTAGTCTTGCTTTCAGTGCAGTATTCTCAGCAGAGAGTTC